GATGAGCTTAATGCCGGGAGAATTTATCCAAACGGTCACATCGCCTTCCCCGGAATTAAGCTCATCACGAAAAAGAGCCGGGGTTACGTCATCATCGAACCACGACTCTTCAGCAATCGTTCCGTTAAGGGATAGGACCCTTTCAGTGCTTTCTTTTCCTGTTTCCTGATTGAGAGTCTTTCGACTCATCCAGTTCCAGAACTTCTTCATCTTTCTCCTTTCCGGCCGCAAAAATACCTGCGTCCTTTAGTTTTGTCATATTTCCGTTGATGAGATACAGGTCACCGCCCTCGGATTCGGGGATGCGGTCAAGGTTCTCAAGCTCCCTTATGTCGTTTGCACTCATCCAGCCGTTCTGACGGGCTACGGCATAGCCCTGCATACGGCTCTGGTAATCCCCTCTAAGGAGACCGTCCACATTGAACTTTACGAACAGCTTTCCCTTTTCTTCCTGTGAAAGAAGGCTGCGCACGATGGACTGTTCCCATCTGCATATCCAGGGATCGAGAGTGTATGTCACAAACTCAAGCGACTGCTGTTCTATATTGGAAAAGCTCGATTTATCAAGGTCACCCACCATATGGGGAGGTATCCTGAAAATGCGGGCTATCTCGTCTATCTGAAACTTCCTTGTTTCCAAAAACTGTGCCTGCTCGGGTGCTATGGAGATCGGGGAGTATTTCATGCCTTCCTCCAATACCGCCACCTTGTTCGCATTCTGTGATCCGCCGAAGGTCGCATTCCATGATTCCCTTATCTTTGCAGGGTCTTTGAGCGTTCCCGGATGTTCAAGCACTCCGCTGGGCTGTGCGCCGTTAGCAAAGAACTTGGCTCCGTATTCCTCACAGGCGATAGCCATGCCGATGGCATTCTTTGCCATAGCGATAGGGGAATAGCCTACAAGCCCATCAAAGCCGAGTCCGGGGATATGCAGCACATCCCTCGGGGATAGCTGCACCGTGCCTTCCTTAAGCGTGTGGGCATCGTCCTGTGATACTCGGTATTCATAGAAGAGGTTACCGTTCTCATCACGATCCACCCTCATGCGGTCGGGCATCAGCGGATAAAGCCCTATGACCTCACCACGGCCGTTGCGTATGATCTGCGCATAGGCATTGCCCCATAGGAGCAGGTGCGTCATGAGCGTTTCCCTGAATATGAAGCTCGTCATCTCGGGGTTAGGCTCATCGTGCAAAAGGAAGTACAGCGAGTGGTCTATCGCTTTTTCCTTTCCACCCTGGTCCGTATATCTGTAGAGGTGCAGGGGAAGACCCGCCACCGCCTCCGAAAGGATGCGGACGCACGAATACACCGCCGTCATCTGCATCGCAGACCGTTCATTCACACGCTTGCCCGAAGTGGACGATCCCATAAAGAAGTTGTAATAACCTCCGGGGGTACGATCCTGGGGCTTATCCCTCGACCTAAAAATGCTGAATATTCCCATTTTCCATTGCCTCCATTGCATAATTAAAGGCCTCCCGGATGACCAGGAGACCCAAAAGAGCCATCAATATCATGTTTATCTCCAATCGTAACCGAATTCTTGCTTTAAGGTTTCGATGTCCATCTGCCTTGCCCTTACCCAAAACTCGGTGTCATCCGTTGGGTCAATGCCTCTGCCTCTTATCTCTTCTTCAGCCTCCTCGATGCTGTCTATAAGGGCTCTGCCGTTTTCGGTGTTTAAGATGTCCGTTAAGCTGTAGGTTTTCTTCATGGTGTTTTCCCTCCTTCGTTGTGTACATATTCGCTCTAAAGCACATATATAGCAACGATCATATGGGGCATATATTACACAAACATAAGCAGAGCGGATCGTGCAATTTATGGTTGCAATACGCAGAGTGTTCTGTTATCATTTCCGTACAAACCTTGAACGGGCGTAATGCTCATCCGCCGGGTTCCCGGCACAGCTTTCCCATTACTTTTTTAGTAGCAGGTAAAGGAGGTACTGTATTTGTTCACATCAACTGAATATGAGATCATGACATTGCCGTATTTCAATGTCATAAATCCCTCACCCGATTTCTTTGAGATCCAATCTAAGAACACGGGACACTTCTGGGCTATCATGCCGCTCGGTAATTATGTCAGGCTTTACCACAAATACAAGAAGTCGCATAAATACCATTTCCAGACCGATACCATGTCGGTTCTTGACGCAGTTCTCGATATCGTAAATCACGATGATTACAAACTCCACCGCAAAGGAACATTCTTTGAAGAACTCGTAGCAAAATACGGTCAGAGAACCAATAACCCCCTGGTATCGTAGACGCTTTCCCCGGAATCGAGTCCGCATCTTATAGCCCGGTCAAGTCCCATAATGGTAGCTATCGCTCCGTCTATCTTTTCTGTGCTTTTTTCCTTGTCTGCCTTTATATTCCCGGCAGGATCGGTACGAATGAATATGTTATCGACCATCCATCGAAGCACAGGGTGTCCTCCGTGCGCTATTTTCTGTTCAAGCACGAGCTTCATCAGTTCTTTGGTCGGAGGGGACATATCCTTGAATCCCTGTCCGAACGGAACTACGGTAAAGCCCATGCCCTCGAGGTTCTGCACCATCTGTACGGCTCCCCAACGGTCGAATGCTATCTCACGGATATTGAAGCGTTCCCCGAGACGCTCGATGAACTTCTCTATATATCCGTAATGCACGACATTGCCCTCTGTGGTCATGAGATACCCTTGCTTTTCCCACACATCGTATGGCACATGGTCGCGCTTTACACGAAGGTCGAGCGATTCCTCGGGTATCCAAAAATACGGAAGAACGGAATACTTGTCATCCTCATCAAGCGGAGGGAACACAAGCACGAATGCCGTGATATCCGTTGTGCTTGATAAGTCGAGTCCGCCGTAGCAGATCCGACCCTCCAAGTCTTCCTCGTTTACGGGAAAAGCACACGCATCCCATTTGTGCATGGGCATCCATCTGATCGCCTGCTTGACCCATTGGTTCAAGCGCAGCTGTCTGAAGGAGTTTTCTTCAGCCGGATTCTGCTTTGCCGAATCACAGGCGGCCACCACCTTATCCATGCCGATCGTCTCACCGAGAGAGGGATTGGCTTTCTTCCAGACCTTCGGGTCCGTCCAGTCCTCGCCCTCGTCTGCTCCGTATATGACAGGATAAAATGTCGGATCGATCTTGCGACCTTCCAAGATATCCTTTGCTTTCATATGCGTCTCATAACATATCGAGTTGGTGTCCGTCCCGGCAGTCGTTATAAGGAAATACAGAGGCTGCATCCTGGCATCCCCCGACCCCTTGGTCATTACATCAAAAAGGTTACGGTTCGGCTGCGTGTGCAGCTCATCAAAGCAGACGCCGTGGATGTTGAAACCATGCTTACTGTATGCCTCCGCAGACAGCACCTGATAGAAGCTGTTGGTCGGAGTGTATATGATCCTTTTTTGCGATGTGAGTATCTTTACCCTCTTTGCAAGGGCAGGACACATCCGGACCATATCGGCCGCCACATCGAAAACGATGGATGCTTGCTGGCGGTCTGCAGCACAGCCGTACACTTCGGCACGTTCCTCACCGTCACCGCAGGTGAGGAGCAGCGCGACCGCAGCCGCAAGCTCGGACTTCCCGTTCTTCTTCGGGATCTCTATATAAGCCGTATTAAACTGTCTGTAGCCGTTTTGCTTGATGATGCCGAACAGATCCCTTATTATCTGTTCCTGCCAGTCGATAAGCTCGAACGGCTTGCCTGCCCATGTACCTTTGGTATGGCACAGGCACTCTATAAAATTCACGGCATAGTCAGCCTTGGCTTTATCATATTTAGATGTCTTTGCCTTAAACTTCGTAGGCTTGTATGTCTTGAGTTTTCGCATAAAAATAAGCCGCCGAAGCGACTCTCCTTTATCTATGTACGAGAGAAAGAGCCAAGGCTCTTATCTCTTTGTTTCCGTTTTAGTTGTATTCCTTGATGCAGATGCTGTAGGCTATCATGGTAGCCCCATCGTTTTCGTCAGGCTCTATGTCCCAACCCCTGTCGTAGTTTACGACTGTGCGTCCGTCTATCTTGATCGTCAGCTTGCTGATCCGTCCGCCGTCTATCCCGTACTCGCTGCCTTCGTCATAAACCTTTGCCCAATAGTGTGCGATGCCTCCGCCGTAGGTCTTGGGTATCCCGATCGTTCCTTCTTTCCACATTTTCGTATCCTCCTTTGCTGTGGTGCTTTCCTTTTGTTGTGTACATATTCGCTCTAAAGCACATATATAGCAACTCATATCGGAGGTATATATCCACCAGATATCCGGGGAGAGCATTGTGCATTTTACAGGCGCGTTTCCTTATGCTCATCAAGGTGCTTAAGAAAAGCATCGACCTCGGACAGATCCTTTAATTCATCGGTGTATGCCCCGAGACCGCTTGCCCGTATGACCTTGTATGTTCCCCAATGGGTCTTTAAAAGACCTAATCCGTTATCCTCGGCGATCTTTGTGGACGTCCGGGTAAGCTTTCCCATCTTTGTGATATCCGAATCCTTACCCTTTTCGTGGATCCCTTTACATCCAGTCCTGTCAATGTATCTCATCCTGCGCCCTCCTTATCCGATGATCATCCGAAATGCGGGGATGCGTTTCGGCTCGTTCGTCATGAAGTCGGTGTAGGGTGCGTAGACCTCGGTAAGCCCCATCATCTTGCAGTCCATCTTGTCGAACTCTGCGAGGGTCTCGATCAGCCCCGAGTAGGTGCTTGAGATCGTGAACTCCGTGATACCAAACTTCCTGCAGTTTTCAAGGATCTGCTCGATGTCATTTTCCCAAATGACCTCGTGGAAGTCCATCAGGGCGTTTCCCGTCCTCTGTGCCGCAAAGTATGCCTGCCCGAAGGTCTGGTTGATGTCGGTATCCTTGTAGTAGGTACCCTGTTCCTTCATCTGCTCCAAAAACTCGATCTTCTCCATGTTCGTATTCTCCTTGTGGTTGTGGGCTTTTTGCCCCTTTCGTTGTACATATTAATCACTCTAAACCACATATTTATCAACGATCATGTGCATCATAAATGTGACAAATATAAGAGGGGAGCATTGTGTATATTATGAGGAATGGATCGCATCCATCACATCCTTCTTCATGACCTCGGATGCCCCTGCATCCTCAAGTGCCTCAAGGGTTCCGCAGTCCGGACAGATATTCGTTTTGTTGTCTTTGCGCGATAACGCAGGATGTCCGACATATCCCTTACCGCACCTCGGGCAGATGGGGAGTTTCCTTACCGAATCCTCACCGTAGACCACATTAAGCCCGGAGCCGTTATCCCAGCTCATAAGAAGGGAACCCGTGTCATCGACACGCTTGACCGTGCCCAAAGTCCCGATAGGTGGAGCCTGCGGATCATCCATCCTAAGCAGTTCGACCCTTGTCCCGACAGGGTACTCCTTGCGCACCCTGTCGACTATCTCTCTTGAAGGAAATCCCATCATTCGGCACCGCCTTTCTTACCGCTCTTGAATGCGGATGAGCCTGTGAGGTTCTTGAGCAGCACCTTGCGTTCCGCTTTGTATTCCGCACCAATGAATCCCAAGCGGAGCAGGAAGCATCTGAATGCGTACTTGTCGTTGTCGACTTCCTTTTCGGTTGCCGTGATACGCTTTTGTGTAGTTGCCATCTCGCAGATCGCTGAAATGAAGTGGGTGTATGCCTTTACCGCTTCTGCGTCCGCAAGCCTAAACCAAGGGAAGGAGACCTTCTCGTCCGAGACATCGATCGGAAGTTCATCTGTTTCAAATGCCTTTTTGAAAAGCCCTGCCTTGCTCTCTGTGATCTTCTTGAGGTTTTCGATTGCTTCATCTGTAAGTTTCTCCCTCGGCATCTCGATCGTAAGGGCATCGGCTGTTTCCTCTGCATGGTCGGTTAAGGGTGCCTCGTCATGTTCACACTCGAAGCCCTCCAGGGTAAGCTTATGGATGAGGTCTTCCAAAGCCTTCTCATCCTTGCAGCTTACCGAGCCGTTCTTGTCGATGATAAAGTTGTTTACAACATATTCAAAGCCGGGGGCTCCTTTGTAAACCACCTTCATGTTCTCGATACTCTCGATCGCCTTTACAAGTTCCTTGCGCTCTGCGCCTTTTCTGTTGTAGTTTGCTGTCATAATCAGCACCTCCTTTTCTTTTGGTAGTACATTAATCACTCTGAACACTAGTAATATCAAGCATTTCTGTGACTAAATATCCTACAAAAGAAAGTCGGGGATCTGTGCATAGTACACGATGCCCGAAAGTACGAAGTGTACATTTGGAAGTGCGACTCCGTTGCCCCACAGCTTGTATTCCGCAGAATCGGAGTGGGGGTCTTTCAGCCACTTGAGGATTTGGGCATCCGTCTTTTTCCCCGTACCGCATACAGCGGAATAGGTATCAAAGACCTCCCGCCAGAAGTTTAAGTCATCAACGGTAGGAGCCTCGGTCTCAAGACCCATGCACCACCAATCCGGGAATCCCTGCAGTCTTGCGCATTCCACGGGTGTGAGCCTTCGTACTATATAATATGGATCCTCGAACACAGTCGGAGGATCCTTGTAATCCGTAGCTACGAGTGTGGATGCGACATCCTCCTCGGCCTCGGTGTGATATGAATTCTTGCTCGTTGTATAAACGGGATGCGCGACAGCTCCCGGTCCTTTGGCTACCATAGTAGGCTCGACCTCGGATTCTATGACCATGCCGAACTTGGCATTAGTGCCCATGTTGTAGGATGCGCGGTCGATGCCGAATGCAGGCTCCGCCACGAAATTCTCTTCGGGATTGCCGAGCATCTGCGAAGAGGGACCTTTGGGTCCGTCAGCTGCGGAAATGGCTGCGTGTTTATCCGCAAATGCTACCGCGTGTTGCTCTGTGGCATTTAGCGTGTACATCACATCGGATTCCTTATAGCCGTCACCTTTATGGGATGGACGGATGCCGTTGCCCTCGACCACAGCGATGCCACCTTGGTTGCAGGTCGGATTCCCGCCACCCGTATCAAGGGTGCGTGAAGTCTCTGCCTCATAAAATCCGCTCTTTGGATTATCCGAGAGCATCGAGTGCGATGTCTTTGAACATACACCAAAAGCAGTCGGCACAAAGAGCGTCTGATCATTATTGCAGCCCAGGGTAGCCGACTTGTCATCCTGAATGAGAGGGCCCTTGCCACCGCCTTCACATCCGCTTCGGATCTTCAAGGTCTTAGGCGTCTCCAATACGAACGGCTGGTTGTTGCCTCCCGTGCCGTAAGTGGAGAGTACGGTCTGTGCCACATCAAGCGGTCCCCGATAGCGGGTATCCTGTGAGTGGTTCTCAAATACGAGCGGAGGATGATGCGATTCGGCTCTTAACGTGGAGGTCTTATCCTTTGACACATCCATCCTCTCACCGCCCTGGTCGTTTAATACCATCACACCGTTCCTGCCCGTAGACATACCGCAGTTGACACCAAGAGTGGATGCCATCTTTGATACGCTGCCGTTATATCCGTCTATGCCGATGCCTGCCTCTGAAGTGCTTTCATGAGCATCTCCGGCAGAGTCTTGCCACGATCTGAAGCCCTGCGGAGTATACCCAGACAAGCCTTCTGACTCAAATAGTATTTTTCCGGCACACCCGTCTGCAAAATCTGCGACAAGGTAGATGCGTTTTCTTCTCTGGGGGACTCCCCAGTATTGAGCATCAAAAAGCCTCCATGCGAGTGAGAAATCATCTGCCACGATCTCTCCTGCGTTTGGCCACTTCGGAGGTCTAACCGTATTAATTTCAAGTCCTTTGACGGAAGCGATCTCCTCAAGGACTGCCTTGAAGTCATCACCGCCGTTTGAGGAGAATGCGCCGGGGACATTTTCCCAGACGATAAACCTTGGATATCTGCCATTTGTCTTTTCCCTCATTTCTTTTATGATGCGGACTGCATCAAAAAAGAGAACCGACCTTGCTCCGTCAAGTCCCTTCCTCGATCCTGCGATGCTCATGTCCTGGCATGGGCTGCCAAATGTGATGATATCGACAGGCGGCAATTCCGCACCGTTTAATTTTGATACATCTCCGTAATGTATTACGGATGGAAATCTCTTCGTTGTAACCCTTATCGCAAAAGGCTCTATCTCTGAACTCCAGATAGGAGTGATGCCACAAAGCACACCGCCCAGGGGAAAGCCCCCGGAACCGTCAAAGAGTGAGCCGAGCGTCAGACCGTTATTTTCCATCGACCGTTCCCTCCTTGATATCCATCTCGTCAGCTGTGGGAGTGTAGATATCCGCACACGGGATCTTCTCACCGCCCCTTATGACATAGATGTCATCTATGCCCTGCTTGAATGCGATGTAGCGCCTTACGATGGCAGAGGCATACTTGGGATCGAGTTCCTGGGTATAGCAGATGCGGTTTAACTGCTCACAAGCCATGAGCGTAGAACCGCTACCGCCGAACGGATCGAAGATGATGCCGTTCTCCTGCGAAGACATCCTGATCGGATATGCAACGAGCGGGAGTGGCTTCATGGTAGGATGCAGTTTTGATTTCTTCGGTCTGTCGAACTCCCATACCGTAGTCTGCTTGCGGTCACCATAGAACTTGTGCGATGCCGTATCCTTAAAGCAATAAAGCACGGGCTCGTGACGCATGTTATAATCCATGCGGCCAAGCACGAGGGTATCCTTTACCCACACACAGGTTGTGAAATAATGAAATCCGGCATCGACCGCAGCATTATAAAAGTTACACTTCTCGGCAT